GTCTCCTAACCGTGCTCCCACGACTGCTTTCAACCTCATTGAACGTGTCGAAAACAACCACGCCAACTACTTTGGCTTGAATCGTGCAACGGTAGTGCCAATCAAGACGCAACTCATGCAGCAACAGTTGGTTAACCGCTGGCTTTGCACTTGGTCGAAGATCTACAACCAGATGTTTAGCTTGTGCCTGCAATACATGCCACCGGAAGAGATTCAGCGTATCACTGGTGTGCAGTTGCCTAACAACATGAGTGAAATCGCCAGTGGCTTTGATTTCATCGTGCGGTTTAACATCCAATCTCTTGATAATGACCTTGTTGCGAAGAAGTTGCAGGCCATTTCTACCTTCGTGGTGCCTCTGGATGCTGGTGGTGTTCTTAACCGTAACAAGCTCATCCAAATGATCATCGAGGCTGTTGCTCCTGAGTCTGCCCGTGACCTTATTATGGACAACTCCAGTGCATCCGAGAAGATGTTCAGAGAAGTTCAGTCTGATATTGGCATGATGATGCTAGGCAACGAGCCGATGTATAAGGAAAACGATCCAACTGCTGAAACTCGTATGCAATACGTGCAGGACATCATCTCTAAGAATCCAAAAGCACAGGTAGCCGCGCAGCAAGATCCTGTATTCCAGACTTTGATGCAGAACTACATCAAGAATATGCAAATGAGCGTCATGCAGCAGCAGAACGCGCAGATTGGCCGCACTGGAGTCACTCCAGTTGGTGATCAGATGGCACAGCAACAACAACCTCCTCAGATGTAATGGAAGAAAACAAAGTCATCGAAGCATTCACGCTCAAACTGGGCACCAGAGCCTTCTGGGATGCCCTTTACGCTGTCATTCAGAGTGAACACAATTCAGCACTGTCTAGCGTGCTGGATGTGGTCAATAAAGGTGAAGACCGTGCATACTATGCCGGACAAGTAGCCGCTCTAATTGACTTACGAGCAATCATTGAGGACTACGCAACACGTTCCATGACCGAGGTGGAGTTTAGCGACCCTTGACGCTGAATGAAGTGGGTATAACATTTGATTGTTCCTGAGTTTCTCAAGCTCTGTTCGTTAGTCTGACCTCTGAATGGTCTTTAAACCTTCTGCTTATGCCTACATCACCCGAAACGGTTAGTGAACCGACAAAAACCACGTTGCCTAGTAATTCGTTAGACACTGAAGGTCTGACTAATTTGCTACGCCAGACACTCTTCGCTGATCCAGAAGAGCAGCAAACTCAGGCTGAGACTGAGACAGACACCGAAGAGGAGGAAACAGAATCTGGCGAGGAAATCGCAGAGGATGAGACTGAATCAGAGGAATCTGAAACTGAATCTAATGCTAATGACGATAATGCTGATGAAGCAGAAGAGTCCAAAGCTGACGATGAAGACAAACAGGACAAGAAACTTTCCAAAGGAGTCCAGAAGCGGATCGACAAATTAGTCGCTCAGAAGAAGGAAGCCGAAGCTAAGTTAAATGCTCTCGCTGAAAAACTAGCCGAAACAGAGTCGCAAGCTGCTAATTCTCCACAGGAAATCGTAGTCAGTGACAAAGGATTGAACCCATACTTCAAGCTGCAAAGCGATACTGATGTTCATGCGGAGATTCGAAATGCAAGGCAGGTTAGACGGTGGGCTGAAGAGAATCCTGATGGTGCCGTTGTGGCTGGCAAAAATGGTGAAGAGATTGAATACTCAGCGGAAGACATTCGCAAGATCAAGCTCAACGCTGTTGATGCACTGGAGGAACATTTGCCCGCTCAGATGCAATACATTCAGACGCGAAAGCAGTTTGATGCTGAAGCTGAGAAGACATATCCCTTCTGGAAACAACGGTCTAGCTCTGAATACCAGTATGCTAACGCCTTGATCCGTGAGTTCCCAGAAATCCAAAAGTTTCCTGATTTCAAACTCTCCATTGGAGATATGATCGAAGGAAAACGGATTCGGGAATCTAAGATGAAGCCCACATCTGCTATCAAGAAAGCTCCATCGAATCCTAAGCAGACTGCATCTGCTCCTGTCCAAACTTCAAAGTCAATGAAAGCTCGATCTACTGAAGAAGCATTCAGGAAAAACCCCAATCAGGATTCACTCAAGGCACTACTTGCTGAGAGGTTCCTTTAAACCCACAAAATCCCCCCCTAAAATACTATGGCTGCTCTATTTGAACGCTCTCAGGTCGGTAAACGCGAAGATCTTGCCGACTACATCACACTTGTTGACGCTAAGGATACTCCTGTAACGTCGATGATTCCCAAAGGTAACAAGCCGGGTAATACCCTGCTTCAATTCCAAGCTGACAACATGCCAACTGCCGTGAGCACTGGTTCTGTTGACGGTGTTGACGTTTCCTCATACGAAAACCTTAACTCTGGACGTGCAGTTCTCAGCAACTACGTTCAGGTGTTCCAACGTGCAATTCGTGTCTCTCCTCTCTCGGTAGACGTTTCGATTGTTGCTGGTCTTCGTGACGAACTTGCTGGCATGGTCGCTAAAGGCATCAAAACCTTGAAACGTGACATGGAGCTTACTGTTTGCTCTGACAATGCTGCTCAGGTGGACGACGGCACTGACCCTTACCTCACCAAAGCTCTTGGCGTATGGATTGCCAATGCTGCTGGCACTGTCGCACCAATCCCAACGGCTTACTTGACCCCAACGTCTAGCATCAACACCACTGCCACAGCTTCCTTCGCTGAAACTGATGCCCAGGGCGTTCTTACTAGCATCTACGGTCAGACCGGACAGATGAAGACCTACGACACTGTTGTAGGCCCGACTCTGAAACGTGCTTTCAGTAACCTGCTTTACACTGCTACTGCTTCTGGCACCAATGCCTATGCAGCTATCCGCACCCTTCAGCGGGATGCCTTCAGCGATACGATCAGCTCTAGCGTTGATCTGTTTGAAGGTGACTTTGGTAGCCTACGCCTGCATCCAACTCTGTTTAACGCTAATGCCTTCCGTGGCTATGTCCTTGACATGGATCTTCTGGAGTTGCGTTATACCAACCTTCCACAGGTGACAGAACTTCCTGATGCTGGTGGTGGCCCTGCTCGACTCATCAAAGCCGTTGCTGGTCTTGTTTGCAAGAACCCGCTTGGCCTTGGTAAGTTCTCTGCCTCGTCCTAGTCCGTAGAGGCTTAACTGCCTGCCACATCGCGTAACACAATCCTCAGCCATTACTTATGATCGAACAAATCCCCGAAGAACTCCATGGAGCAATGCTCAAGGAATTCAAGACAGGATGGAACTTTCAAAAGGTAATGGCTGAGGCTCAAACGCAGAGCGTAGGCAAGATTAACCAGATCAAGGCCAAGTCCATTGACGGCATTGGTCAACTGCAAATGCGGATCAATGCTGATTCGTTTCATTACTGGGGACAGCGACTAGGATATGACTGCTGGAAGGATGCAGCATTCCGCAAACGCTACATGGAGAAGAACCCGTATTGTAAGGTTAACAGCGGTGGCACAAAAGAAATCCACGTTGGTTATACTGGTTCACCCTCGACTCGCAATGTAAAATACCGTAAGGTCTTCGCGTGAGAACAACCAACTTTAGTGAAATTCTATACCGTGCGGTAACACTCTGCGGCATGGATCGTTCTGCGATTCAGGACTCGACGTTTCGCATGATTCGAGACTTCACGACTCAGCGCATCTCTGACATCTGGGAACAAGAACCCTGGCCTGATATTGTCCGTGTTGAGCAAAAGACCGTAACTACTGATGATGACTCGGTAGCTTACATTGACATAACAGAAGACAATGGTGACATCCTAAATGTTTACCAGCTTAACCCTCGCGTCACTGCTCGAGCAGTTAACGTGAGTTACTATCTTGATGACAGTGGAGAGTCTTCCCGCATCATCCTGATGAGTTCAACCAACCCTGTTTGGGTAGAGTATCGTTTGCCTCCTCCTACGTTCTTTGGTGAGGCTTATGATGCCAGCTTAAACTACAACGTAGGATCGCAGATCTACTTTGACACAGGGATGCTTTCAGGAAGTTATCAACCTTCTAAGACTTCCGGTGGTGCAGGTAACTTTTACCGCTGCATTGCTGCTGGTAACTCTGGAGAACATCCTGTGAATACTCCTGCCCGATGGCAGATGGTGGAGATCCCATATTTCACGACAGACTACCTTGTCCGTGCCATCCTTTCAGACTATCTTCGTTCAGAATCACAGTTTGAATCTGCTGCCCTTGCTGATGCAGAAGCTGACCAAGCTAAAATGATGCAAGTTGATCGAGTTCTTCGCTCTGAAGGGCAGATCAAAACAATGAGAGTCTTTACTTACTAATATGAATAACAACGTAAATATAGCAGGAGCAGCAGGAGCTTGCCATGGAGTGCATGTCGAAACTTCAACCGACGCTGTTACAGGCAAGTTCTACGCCATCCAAGTGCTAGCTGACGCTAACTTTGCAGTCTTCACCGAGAATGGCAAAAGTGGTGATCCTATGACTGGATTCACTATTCCAGCAGGGACAACGATCATGAATGGCCTAGGCATCACTGCCTTCACCCTGACTTCAGGCAAAGTCCGCGCTTATAAACTCCCATAGTAATCTCTGATGATTGCAATCACCCTCTCGGTTAACATAAGGCCAAGCACAGGCATGTCTGGTGAACCAGCTGTGCCCACTTTCTTGCTGTTAGCTGATGGGGCTAGCTTCTTCCTGCTTGCCGATGGAACTTCAAAACTTTTGCTTAACGACTAATTATGCCCGACTCGACACTTGCCAACTTAACAGCAGCTACGGCTGCAACGGGTGGATTGTTTTACGGCACTCAGTCGGGAGTTGATAAGAAGTTCACATCTACAGCCGCTGGCGCTGCTTTGATTGAGGCCGCTGACGTAGCCGCACAACGGTCTTTGCTCTCAGTTCTGCCTCTATCTGGTGGCACACTGACAGGCACGCTGACAGGCACAACCTTTGTGGGTGATTTGACTGGAACGGCAAGTGGAAACCTTGTCGCTGATGGTGACGGCTCATCCCTAACGGGCATTACAGCGGCTCAGGTTGGAGCAATAGCTGAAACCGATACTCTTACTCAATTTCTTAACTTTCCAAATGCAGGCGTTAGAATTTTAGATGCTACAGGCGATCATGTTTTGCAATTTGGATTTGTCGAAGAATTGACAGCCAATCGTGGGCTGATTTTTGCGGTCAACGATGCCAATCGACAAATCGATCTTTCAGGCAACCTAACCGTCTCAGCTGCCGCTACGGTCAGCGGCACGAATAGCGGAAATGTTACCCTCGCCGGAACCCCCGACTATATCACAATCAGCGGCCAGACCATCACCCGCAACCCGATTGACCTCGCCGCCGATGTCACTGGCAACCTCCCAGTCACCAACCTCAACAGCGGCACAAGCGCATCGGCTAGCACTTTCTGGCGAGGTGATGGGACTTGGGCAACGCCTGCGGGCGGAGGCGGAGGCGGCGGTGGCAAGGTGGCTCAAATGGTGTTGGCTCAAAGCACAACACCGGCATCTACTACGGCAATAATCCCTTTTGATGACACAATTCCGCAGAACACAGAAGGAGCTGAATATATTACCGCAACAATAACACCAACTAACGCATCATCAACCTTAGTCATTGAATTTGACGCATGGGGAAGTGCTGCACAAGTCACAGGTTTAATGTTAGCAATCTTTCGGGATAATAATGCCAACGCTATCCAATCGGACATTCGCGTAATCGTAACAGGTGGTTACGCATTTACGACAAGAATTAAAGCAACCGTCACAGCGGGATCTACATCGCCTACTACTTTTAAGTTAAGATATGGTCCGAGTAGCACAACAACAGCTTATCTTCTGCGCACAGTTGCACTAGCCTCCGTTTTTGGAGGAAGCAGCTTTGCCAATTTTACAATTACCGAAATACTTCCATGAACCTAGCCGTTGCCCTTTCTCTTGCTCGCCCAGATTCGCAATGGTCTTTGCGAGGTAATACCATCGACGGCCTAACATGGATCGGCCCAGGTGACGCGCCGACCATGGAGGAACTACAGGAAGCGTGGGACAATAGACCACCTCCGCCAATCGTCGTTTCCATGCGAAGCTTCCGAGAGGCTTGTGGACGTGAACTGATGATTCAAATCAATGCCTTTGTTGCCAGCATTGAAGATCTTAACGAACGATTTAGAGCGCAAACTGACCTAGAGTTTGCAACTACTGTATCACGTTCTCATCCTCGCGTTGCACAGGTAGCGGTAGCGTTAAACAAGACTGACGAAGAGATTGATCAGGTCTTTATAACTGCACAGCAACTAGATGCTGCCTGATCTAGCAACACCTCAACCATCCTTCTTTATTTATGCCTGATTCAACACTTAGCAGCCTAACAGCAGCCACGACCGGACTGGGAGGACTATTCTACGGGACTCAGGCAGGTATTGACAAGAAGTTTACCTCGACAGCAGCAGGGGCAACACTGCTCGAAGCCGCTAATGCAGCCGCTCAGAGAACAGCGATGGACGTGCCTTCTGTCTCTGACTTAAACACTAAGTTAAACCTGTCAGGCGGAGCATTGAGCGGTGCAATATCAATGCCTTTAGCAGCCAGTGAAACTCTGGCTAATGCACGGATTAACGGCATTTGCTTTGGCACGTCTGCTGCCACTTCCACTAATACTCTTTCCAGCTTCAACAACGGATTCCACTTTTATACATCTGGTACTCTCAGCATGTTGAATACATCCGCTGAACTTGGTCTGCATCCAGAGGTTAAGATTGGATGGGCTACTCACTCAGGGGCTAATATTGGCAAAGACCTGTATCTCTCCCGTGCTGCTGCTGCTGTTCTTCAACTAGGAGCCGATGCCGCCACAACTGCTACTAATCAAACTATCAAAGCTCACAACGTCACAATAGGCATAGGTGCAAACCTAATCCTTAGCGGTGGCACTGGAAGTGTTGCGAATGGTGTTGTTATTATCTCACGTTTGCCTACTTCAAACCCTGGCCCAGGTATCCTGTGGAATAACGACGGAACACCTGCAATCGGCACCTAATTATGACACCAGCAGAAATCAGAGAACTGGCTAAGACACTTGCTATCAACCTTTCGGCAGCAGCAGAGACACGCAATCAGTTCGTTTACAATGCTACTCTTGCAGGGGTCGAGCAGGTGTTGTTAGAACAGATTCCTAACGAACCAATAACAGAACAATAATTTCATGCAAGATAACCATGTCACACCTTTTGTCGGCTCGCTCTTGGCTTTCATGAGCACAGTAGCGAGTCTGGCTGAGATTGAGATATGGCTAAAGCTGAGTTCTCTCGCAGTCGGGACTTTGGCAGGCATTCTAGGCTGCATTTCAGCAATCAAAAACCTACGCAAATAATATGAAAAAGAACATCTTCAAAAACTGGAAAACAAGTCTGGCTGGATTCTTTGGCGTTGCCTCAGTAGTGGTGCCTGTAATGTTCCCACAATACGCACCGATTGCACATCAAGTGACTGCACTTGCTGTTAGCCTTGGCCTTATTGCAGCTAAGGATGGCGATAAGAGCGGTCTGTAATTTCAACGCTGGGAATGGAGCGACCTTCTAAATCGTAGCCTACTGCGGGTGCAAGTCCTGCCCTAGCTCCAATCTCCCATGACCGTCCTCTCTGTTATCCTAGGCATCATCTTTGCTTTAATATCAGTAGGAGCACTGGGGTTGATTGCATTGTTTATAACATGCGACTGTGAAGCAGAACACGAAAAGAGGAAACGTCATGAGAACAAAGCGCACCATTGAAAACCTTGGCAGTCTAAACAAGAAGGCTGCTGCGAAGTTTGAGCCGTTCATCACTCAGGTGGAAGCCTTTCTTTCGCCTAAAGGTGTCACCGTTGAGGTAATCTCTGGCCTTCGCTCTTGGGCTGCTCAAGCTGCTCTCTATGCGTCAGGCAGGACTAAGCCGGGGCGGATCGTAACCAAAGCAAAGCCAGGTTCAAGCTGGCACAACTACGGTCTAGCCATTGACCTTGGCTTGTTCAAGAGCGGTGTTTATTTAGACGAAAAGAAACCCGCTGAAGCTGATAAGCTCTATGCTGAGATTGGCAAGATAGCAGCAAAACTAGGCATCGAGTGGGCTGGCAACTGGAAGACATTCACAGAAACACCTCACTTCCAAGTTACCTTTGGGATGTCTCTTGCTCAGGCACGTGAAAAGATGGAAAGTAACGGCAAAGACATTCAAAAGCTCGTTTAATCATGCCTAACAACCCATATCAAACAGAAGGTGACCTTGGCTTTGTTGGAATATCCAGCCGAGAGAACCCTGTTAACATTCAAGCAGGCTTTGTGCAATACGCGCAGAATATGCGAATGGATCGTGGAGAGGCTAAGGTTAGTGCAGGCTGCCTAGACCTAACGGCAACTGATCTTGTTTCTAGCGGCAAGAAGTTCCTCACTGGGTGCCTCTATACGACGCCAGCAGGGGTGCAATACATCGTCCTAGTCTCAGAGACGGGACTTTATACCTACAACACGGCTACGAAGCTATATTCCTCAGCCTACAACTACCCAACGCAAACAATCGGCGGGACTAGCTATGTTCGTGGAATCACAGAGTCAGATCCAGTCGATGCCTTCCAAGCTGAAAACAAGATCTACATCTTGCGTGGTTACAGCCGTAACGAAGTCTTCACCATAACAGGATCACCAGCAGTTAGCCGCACTGGATCTACGGTAACGCTCAACTTTGGTGCAACACCTCACGGTTATGCCATTGGAGATGAAATCATTGTTTATGTTCCTGCCCATCCAGACCTGTCAGGATCTTACTTTGTGGAGACGGTGCCTAGCTCAACGTCTGTAACTTACACAACGACGGCATCAGGTTCAAAAAATCACACAACCTTCACATGTGTGGAAGCCAAGGCACCCTTGGTGTTTGATGGCACAACAGTAACGGTAGTTCCTCAAGCCGTGGATGCAGCTGGAACTGCTGCTCAGTATCCATATCTAGCCAACGAAACCGATGCTTGTATGCCTCCAGCTGACTTTGGGATGTATTTCCAAGGACGTATCGTGCTTTGCGTTAGCCGTGATGAGATCGCAGCATCTAACTACTACGAGCCAAACGTCTTTGATGTCTCATTGGATCAATTCAAGATCAACCTTGGTGACAATGATTACATTGTTGGCTTTGTGCCTTTCCAAGAGGACAAGTTTCTGATCTTTAAGCGGAACAGCATTTATTATGCTTACATTCCGCCACCTGCTATCACGAACACGACGATTGACCGAGGTATTGATAATTCCTCATTCCTTCAAACGCTAACCAACCAGTTTGGATGCGTTGCACGTCGCAGCATTACCTTTGCAGGACAGCAGGTGTTCTTCCTGTCTGATCGTGGAGTTTACATGCTCAACAACACGTTAGACCTCAAGCTGGTTGGTGATCAAAAACCGCTGTCAGATCTTATTTCTAACATAATTGAGGACATTAACACTCAGTATGCTCAGAATGCTTGTGGGCTGTTCTTTAACAATCGTTATTACCTGTCTGTTCCTC